AGTACACTCATGTAATCTAGAAATACTACGTCTGGCATCAAAGAATCTACCTCTACTTCTAGCTCTGGTATACCAAACGACGACGAGCACACAGCATAAAAGTCCGGAAACTCATGTGCCGTAGCGATACGTTCTTTCAGCATACCCTCAGAAAAATCTTGTACTGATACAAATAAAACTTTGAGTCCATCTCGTATTGCTTGACGCACTAGTGACAACAGTATGGTAGTCTTACCTCTACCACTAAACGCACACAATACGGCTAACTCTTCTCTACTTACTCCGTAATAAAATAAACTAAGTAAATCATTAGTAGTATCCGACACAAATTCACTTATAGGTTTAGCTACTGCTTGTGTTGTTATAGCTCTAACGTCTGATGCTACATTTATTCTTTCAAGTTTCTTCTCTGGACGCACTCGTGATTTAAGTACGTCACCTACTTCTTTTAATTGTGTAAGTGTTTGTAAGTAATGGATAGACCTGTACCCTACAGCAGTAGTCACTCGTTCTGACATACCTTTGAGATAATTAAACTCTGTTGAGTTAAGTTTACCCTTAACAAAATCAAGTAAGTCCGCCTTAGTTATATCAGTCTTACTCATCATCAACTCATCCAACACTATATCAAAGGGTGCGTCTAATTTAATTTTCTTTACTATTGGTTCTAACACTTGTCGTTTATCTTTCTTCAATAAGAAAGTCATCAAGTTTAGATATGCGTTATCCATTACTCTTCTCCTTCTTTTCCGTATAGTAGTTCATCTCTGTACTGTAACAACTCTTCAACATTACGCTTTACATTGTTAATGTTAAGACCGTGCTGTTCCATAGCAATAGCAGAGTTTATAATAGCTAAGATGGTTATTCCTTCTTGCTTTTCTTTCTCTAACTGTTCTCTGCGTTCAGAGTTTTTGTTATCATAATACGCCATACTAATCACCTCCTAATATAAATATAATTATAATCAATAGTAATATTATTTCTCCCACTAGAATTCACTTGTCCACTGTGTTACTTCTAGCAACAAGTATTCCCTTAAATTTTTAACGTGAGAGAAAAATGCAACTGGGTCACGTTGCCACCAGTTCCAATAATCTTCTCTTGTTTCTTCCGAAACGGGAGTGTCAGACCTATCGGCACTATCATATGACAACTCGCAATAAGAATTAAACTTTTCTTTTGATAGTCTTTTTCTTACTCCGTGCAATGCTAGCAATACCAGTTCCGTCCCTTGCTTGTTTAGTTTCTGCAACTTCAACCTCCTTTACTTTCATGGAATCAAAAAAACTTTTACTTGCTTTACTATCCCATTCACTTTGTTCGGGTGGGTAGTACATCAACTTGTAGAATGACGCACTCATTCCGTTTATTTTTTTACCCATTACTTTCTCCTTTCTTTTTCTCGTTTGTTCATAGCTTTTAGTACAGCTTCTTTCACTGCTTGTAATGTACTAGCATCAAGCACCTCACCACCAAAAGAATAATAATCTTTTTCTATACCATTCTCTATTGTGTTAGCCGTAAATCTAATAGACATAGACCAGTCTGTTGCTGGTTTATTCTCCATCTTTCACCTCCTCACAGATATCCCACTGGAATCCGTTGTACTCTACTTCAACATCTTTATGGGCGTTCCAAGTTACTTCTGATACTTGTCTAGAAAGCATACTCTTTGCCTCCTCCATGTTATCAGCTTCATAAAACCCAACGTATTCTATAACTTCACTAGCTCTTATTACGAATTTTTTACTCATAGTTCCTCCTTGTCATCAATATCGTACTCACGCCAAGAGTCATCATCATCCAAAACTTGGTCAGGAATCTTACTATACTCTTGTGTATACCAATCCTCTTCTGCTTGAATCATGGCATCCTTGAAGTCCAATGTACTAGACTTCTCCATAAGTTCTTCGGCTCTATGTTCTATCCAAGCCTCTCTAACTATATCGCTCATATGGTTGCACCTCCTTACTTTTTTAATATAACAGATTCGCCAGAGCATTGCAAATCAGTAACAAAATTAGTGGATAAAATATAAGACCCAAACCAAATTTGTTTCGCTTTACCCATTCTTTAATCTTACTCATCACTAGTCCTCCTGTATTTCGTCTACTTCAAAACCATTAGTCGACACTTCAGGTCCTGTTTCATCGTAGGTTAACTCAGATGCTATCTGATAAGCTTCATCTTCATCACTAGCTTCGACAGTGGTTTCGTAATAGTGAATATTACTGAGATATACTTTATATGTTTTTGTATTTTTGTCCATGTTTACCTCCTTGCGGGAAGTTCCCGCTTATTTGTTTAATAATTGTTTGTATTCGGGATAGTACCGACTTATTTCTTCTTCTAGTATCTTTGACTTGATGTCATCTCTGAGTTCGTAATCGGTATCTCTCTCTTCTTCAGTTTTGTACCATTTACAATACATAACGTCATCATTCCATAAATACTGAAGACCATAGATGTAACCATCATTATCATCAGTTGGTTTGTGGTCAAACCAATACACTTTTTCTTTACTTACCATCATCTTCCTCCTCTCTGTAGGTTTGCAAACCCCTTGTGGGGTGTGGTATTACACCGATATCTCGTAACCATACATGTACTGCATGACTGGGTATCGGGTCTAGTTTTCTATTTTTCATCAACAGACATATGCATGAGTGCCACCTGACATGACACTCTGCATACTCTGGATAACAGCGTTCTAAGTATTCGTACAAGTCTGTACCAAAATTAAAACTATATGGGTTTGTTAATGGTGTTGTACCTCTGATAAGAAAAGAAGTTTCTTCTTCTTCTAGTATCAATTCTGTAGTTTCTTCGTCCATAGTATCCTCCTATACTGGTGGTAATTGTTCTAGTTCGTTTGCATCTTTACGTAATAATGCACGCTTAATACATACATTGTCAACATAAAAACGATACTCTCTGTCGCCATTGTCGTGCTTGCGGTGTGTTACCACATGCTTAACAAAGTGATGAGAGTTACTCGCACTCGTGCCTACCTTTACAAGGACATCACCGGTTTCTTTTACGCCGTATGATTTGTTACCTTGTTGATAGGCACAAGAGTTGATGATATTCCATATTGGATAACTTCTACTCATGTGCCTGTCCTCCTTCTATCCATTGTTTTGATAGTATTCAATGACTGCTGGATATTTCTCTGCCAACTCGCCATATCTTTTTATGATGGTAAAGTGCTCATCACGAGTTAAGCCAGCTCGTTCTCGTGCCTCTTGACTCATCATGTTATCGCCACCTTCGTACTGCACAGCAACAAATCTGTCAAACAGAATATTGTCAATAGCGTTCAGTCCTAGGTCCTGTACACGTCTACTCATGTTAGTTCCCTCCTTATTTTAGTTGTTTTTTTATTAACTTGATGTCTGTTCTGAGTGACTCAAACTTTTCATCTAGGTTCATGCGTTTGTGATGTGTGGTGCTTACGATATGTATATAATTATACAATTCATGAAGCATGTCGGCACACTTCTCTAGTAACTCAGCATCTTTCTTATCTGGTTGCATTACTCACCTCCTTATTTATAACTCAGCATCAAAAGCACAGCGACCGCATTGTATAATACAATCACGAATCTCTTTACCTAAGTCGTGTCTAGCATACAATACTAGAGCCTTGTCTACTTCTTCTGCTGGTATATTGGTTTGTTCTACTATCATCTCGTCATTGTAACCATTGTTCTCTTTGAAAAACTTGTCTAACTCAGCTTTGTAAGAGCCTAGTTGGTCAGCTATGTCATTGAGTTTAGTTATAACACCAGACAGATGTTCTTCTCCAAAGTAATACTCTAAGCCATCGTAATACTCGGCTTCTTCATACAATTTTTTGCCATCACTCTGCAAAAAGTATACACCTCGGACTCCGAAATGATTTGCATCATTACTATTCTGTACTGCAAACCAGAACTTGCCATTGATATCACCATTATAGTATCTACCCATAGGAACTCACCTCCTGTTTAGTATAGTGGTGATTTTTGTGAGGAATAAAACCACCAAAACCTAGAATTCATTTTGTTGTGGGCTTGAACTCCGAACTTACCCATTTAGTATGTGTAGCTCATCGTGAACAGGTCACTTTAATCTCACGCCTTAATCCTGTCTAAGCTACACAGGTATTGCGGGACATTCCCGCTTACTCTGGTTGACCAACGACTGCCAACCACTCGCCATCTCGTTCTACTGCCATCACATGACTGGCATAGATAGAACCCATCTCATCAAAGAAACCTACTTCAGTACCCTTGGTATCAACTAAGACAGTTTTCTTTAGTCCTTTACCCTGCTTAGGTGATTCCATTAGATAAGAAGTTATAGGTTGTTCGACACCAACTTCTCTTAGCTGAGTAGTCTTTAGCTTGTCGCCTTTGACTAACTCACCATAGGAGATTGTATCGTAGAATTCACTCATGGTATCTCACCTCCATTTGTATTTGCGGGAGAATCCCGCAACTAGTTACTAGTTAATACTTACTAATATAATTAAATACTAATAACTAGTATCTACTAGTAACTAATATATACATATAAGTATACACTAATATACTAGTATGTCAAGTGACCAGTTGCTACTCATGTAAACACTAGTACCCTCTGCAAAATATTAATAATAACAAAAGTTAAGATTTTATAGTTTTAATTTGCGGGTTTTTCCCGCAAAATTAGACAAAAAAAAACCCCCTTGCGGGGGTTGTGAATAAGTTAGATTTTGTTTTTGATTTTTTAGTTTTTGCCGGCTATGGCTGTTTTAGTTGCTGGGATATGTTGAATAGCTATTTCATAACTTTCGATTTTATCCCTAAGAAAATTCAGTCTATCTTCTGTAGGTCTGAATTTATCTTTGGTTAAGTCTGAGAAAAGTAAACCAATAAGGCTTAATTTTTCATCATTAGACAAAACCTTTTTAGCTTTGGGCTTTGCTGGGCTAGAATCTTTAGCTTTCCAGCCTGACTTTTTAGCCTCTTCGGTAAGTCCTAGATTTTGAATAGACTTTGCCGAAAGTGCCATTCCCTTTTTATTTAACTTACCATTGCTATCTAGCTTAGTAGATGAACGATAAGCTCTTGATACTGTATCGTAATATCTTTCTGATACATTCCAAGATTTAACAAGGTCCAAAGTTGCTGGATTCCAATCCCTAGTCTTTTGAGATAGATTATATTTTTTATCTCCTAGGAATTTTGAATCCTGAACCATTAAACCTCTTAGGTTCTTAAAGTTAGATTGGAAAAGGTCGTCGCCTTTGACAAGACCTTTAATTACTGTTTTGTAATCGTTTATTTTCATGTTCTCTCCTACTAACTTATTCACTCTATTATTATGAATGATATATCAATAATATCAAGTACCAAAACGAAATTAATTATTTGCGGGATATTCCCGCATAATTATTTCTATAATGAATATATAAACCTTGTCTGCCGTTTTTGTGTAAATTTTTTTTGCCTTTTGTAGACCCCCCCTAGGTTGCCACAACCGCCCACACCCCTAATAAAAGTACATGGGTTGATTTCCCAACTCTCCTCATAAAAACTGCAAGTATTTATTGTTATTATAAATATGTAATAGTTACGGGCACTTACAACGCCGCCCAATGCTCACCCAATTGTAGTTATTAGTTACCAAAGAATACTGGTATAAGGTATTCTAAAGCACATATAGTGCTGTATTTACCTAGATAATAAATAAAACTTGACAAATGGCTTTCTGGGCTATTTATACTAGTATAAGGGGTTTACTATTAATGACAGAAATGCAATATCTAGAGCTAAAGGATTATTGTTTGCTAAACGGAGCAAAGTATGGTATAACTAAGATTGACTGCGAGGATATTTTACATGATGCGTGTCTTTACATACTTGAAGAGAATGTTATGCCAAACGACTATAAGTGGTGTGTATCAAAATATATTGGTAAATACCGTGAGAGACGTAACAGAGAAAGCAAAAGGGAGGCACAAATAAGTTATGAACAATAAATTAAACCAGTTATTTCCTGAAGAAGTAGATTATAACAAGAAAATGTGGAAATTCCTTGAAAGTTGTTACTCAAATGGCTGGGTTTTACGAGCTACGGGCAGAGAACTGAAGATTGACCACAAAACAGTCAAGAATATACTAGATTCCTGTAAAAATTCTGAAACATATAAGATATTTATGTCAAAAGTAGAGGATACTGTTAAATCTTTTGCAGATGGCGACTTTAGTTCTACTATATTCCAAAGATATGAGACAGCATTACAAGAATTAGATGCAAAAATTAAACAAGCGACCAGTCAAAACGACGATAGGTTAGTGATTCAGTATTATAAATTAAAATTAACTGTACTCAAAGACCAGTTACGTGCTAGTTTAACGTCTACTGGACAAGAACAAACACAAAATTATATAAATAAAGCAATAGAATCTCTACAAGACGAGGCGTGGGAAGAATATGGAGAAAAAATCCAATAAATTAAACGTACATAAGGACGCAGAATCAAAACATCTTATGCGAGAAGGTAGATATTTACCAGCATGGGTAGAAAGTAACAAGGTAGTAAAGAAAAAGGAGACATTGCATGGCAAAAACACCAGCGTGGCAAAGAAAAGAGGGAAAAAATCCTAAAGGTGGATTAAATGCTAAGGGTAGAGCTAGTGCTAGAGCAGAAGGTTCTAACCTAAAAGCACCAGTAAAATCTGGTACAAACCCTAGACGTGTTAGCTTTGCTGCTAGATTTGGTGGTATGGCAGGTGCACTCAAAGATTCTAAGGGTAGACCAACGAGATTAAAACTTGCTTTGAAAGCATGGGGATTTGGAAGTAAAGAAGCAGCTAGAGCTTTTGCAGCAAGACATAAAAAGAAAAAATCTAATAAAGCATAACGGAGGATATAATTATGCCAATGGGTAAAGGAACATACGGAAGTAAAAAAGGGAGACCAAAGAAGAAGAATGGTATGCTAACAGCAAAACAAAAAACATTGCCACCAGCATTAAAAAATAAAATTAAAAAATCAAAGAAGAGGATGGGATAGATGCCTTGGTGGTTGCTAAAAATAGTTCCATCTATATCTAAATTTTTATTTGGCTGGTGGAGTAAACGTGGTCAGGATAAAAAAGATATAGAATTAAAGTCTGCCAAACATGAAGTTTGGGTAAAGACAATGGAGTTACAAGCAAAAAAAGATGCAGTTAAAAAAATTGATAATGCTAACGATTATCTCGATAAGCCTTAGTGGCTGTTCGATATTGAGTAGCAAAGTAAAATTTGTAAAGCCTGAGTGTCCACAAGCACCCGACTGTAGTAATGCAGAAAATAAAGTAGAGTGCTGGGCATATCAGAAACAAAGTTATAAAGCATGTATTAATATGCATGATAAAGCATGGGATAAGTTAAATAGTTATTAACATTCCATAAGGCATGGATAAAAAGCCTCTCATAGTTCATGAGTTACAAGAACAGGGAGGTAGGTATGAAAAATATCAGAGCTGCCCAATTGAGAGTATATCAAAGGGCACAAAGGAAAAAACGAAATTTATGTACATTCATCAAATTAAGTTATTGCTAGATAGGTTGTGGCGAAGGCAAGGAGACTTGCAGCCAAACAACCTGTTTAGTAGAATTAACATATTACACATAATAATACAAACGTTATTGTTTGGAGTTATAACAATTATATGATAAGAGACTGGTGGTATAAGGACAAAAAAATGTTAGCTTTGTGGCACAAAGTACATAACATGACAGAGGAAGAGTTTGCAAAATTTGATAAAAATATTAAAGCAGAGTTGTTATACTGGTATGGCAACCTTTTCTTCTTTCGTCCATACCCTGCACAAAAACCCATACTTGACGATAATAACTTTAGTGTGTACGTACACGGTAATAATTCTAGCGGTAAGTCATATTGTAGTGCTGCTGTTACAGCTTACAATGTAATAGGATGGCATCCACAGTATGAAATACACAAGCCAAAATATGGCAATAGGATTATATGGGCATTTAGTCCCTCTTTTGATATTCAAAGGACGTCTAGTCAGGTTCACCTTTTTTCTACTGATACGCCTAATGATATAGGATTACTACCGTCAATTGAAAGTATAGAGAAACGTGGTGGCAAAGTAGCTTGGGGTAAAAACAGATGTTTAGACTTCGTAAAATTTTGGGATGGTACAATCTTAGAATTTAAGTCAGCTGAAATGAAAACGCAAAACCTACAAGCATCTGGTATTGATTTCTGCTGGTTTGACGAATGTCCACCACAAAACATGCATGATGAAATATTAGCTAGACTATTAAGAAAGTCTGGCAAAATGATTATGAGTTTTATTGTAGAAGACGCAACAAGCAATTATATACCACAAGACATATACAAACGACAAGAAGACGACAAAGATACAAGTTTTCATTTTATAGATGTATACGATAATTTATCTCTAGAAAAAGAAGAGATAGAAAGATACAAAAAAAGATTTACAGAAACTGCAATGCATTGGAGATTTAGTGAAGGCGGTAAGTTTCAACTGCAACCTAAAGGTCCAATAGTGTATCCAGACTTTAACGAAATGCACGTAGTAGATAATCTTACAGAACAATATGACCCACTACGTACAGCATGGAGAGCCTGGGACTTAGGATATTCAAGACCTGCTTGTGTAATTTTTCAAGTAGACAAAGTAGGGCGTAAGAATATACTGATGGCAGTATTAGGTAAAAATATACAGTTAACAGATTTTATAGACCAAGTAACTGTACAACAAACAGAAACATTTCCAAAGTTATTAAATACAATGGATTTGTTACCACACGACGCAAATAGAAAGTATGACGTATCTCCTAACACGAGTGCAATGATATTTGAAAACAAAGGATTGCAAACAGATGTAGTGTATGTAAAGAGGGATACTAGTGTAGTGTTAGCTAATGAAGAATTAAAAATATTAGCAGAAGGTGTACCTAGAATACAAATAGATTCTAAACACGCACAACTTCTTTGTGAAACATTATCAAATTATACAAGAGACGACAATGGTATACCGAAACGAGATAAATACTACGAACACATATCTGATGCATTTAAGTTGGGTTTGTATTACATATCTAAACGATTAGTTGATACAGATGATATTCCAATGAATGAGCCCGAATATTTTGATATGAAGTTTGGAGAAAGAGGCAGGACATTAAATTGAGTGTAAAACCAGAAATAATATTAAGTTTTTTCAACTACATAAAAAATCAAGCAGAACCAGTGTTTACACAAAACTCACAAGAGTGGCGTGAGAACATGCGTTTTTATATGGATGAATATAACTTTGACAATAAACTAGATTGGCAAACAAAGATTAAAGACCCAGTAGTTGATAACTTAGTTGTTAGATTATCTAACTTCTTTGTACGTATCTTAATGTCAACTGATAATAAATATTTTACAATAGAACATCCTAACAAAGGATACCAAGGTGCATTAAATAAATTACTACAACAAGTTTTATCAAACAATAAGTTCCCATTAATATTTGGAGATGCACTAAAATTTTCTTTGTTAACAAGTCCATATTATACAAAAATTAGATATACATATGACGAACAAACTTTTCCAAGAGTAAATGAAGAAAGCGGAGAAATAGAAGAACAAACCGAGATTATGGGTAGAACTTCTGTAAATGCTATTAATCCATTTAACATTATGCTAGACCCTAATGGTGATAATTATATTATAGAGATGAAGACCGTTAGTTTAGCTGACTATGAAAGATTAGCTAGAGTTAATGGTTGGACCAATACAAACAAAGTAATGCGAAGCATGATGTATAATGGAGACCAAGAAGAAAATCATTTATCACAAGTTAAATTATGTTATGTATATGCAAAATATATTTCAGACAAACGTGGAGCTGTGTTAGACCGTAACGTACATTTTATTATAGCAGGTAGTGACACAGTTGTTTATTATGGTAAAAATAATTTACCAAATGGTAGATTCCCATATATATGTGGATTCCCAATGAAAGTTTTACAAGGACGTTATGGTAGAGGTTATATATCAAAATTAAGAAGTCTACTATCGTCTTACGTAGAAAGTATGAATTTATTATTAGATGCATTTCGTATGTCTACATTAGGAGTATACGAATTAGTTTCTACAAATGTAGAGAGTGGTAAAGCTCATTTGTTTGGCTCTATTACTCCAGGACGTTTGTATCCAGTAACTGCACCTAATACAATAAACCAAGTGTACAATCAAAACTTAAATCCTAATGCAACAAATTTATTATTTGTTATAGATAGATTAATACAAAATAGGTCATTTCAAAACGAGTTTTTTCAAGGACAACCAACAAGTAAAGGAAGACCTACAGCACAAGAAATAAGTCAGAAGTCACAAGAAACTGCTAGCTTCTTTACTGATATTGCTAGTGAAATAGAACGTAGTATTATCGAACCCTCCTTGGAAATGATATTGCATACGGAGCTAATTTACATAGATGATATATCACATGAGCCTATGTACACACAAGATGAAGACAATCCAATAAAGCAATTGCTTGGGTTATCTTTCAATGAACGCATGGATATTATTAGAGAAGCTAGAATTACAGTCAGAGGTATATCTGGCAAAGTTCTTAAAATGACAAACTTTAACAAACTTATGCAAATTGTAAATGTAATTGGTAATATGCCGCAAGTTGCAGCAGCTATTGACCCAATTAAATTTGTAGAAAGAATCTTTGAGTCATTCGATGAATTACCTGAAGATATCCTAAACATGGATATGTTGAGACAACAACAAGAACAAACAACTAACCCAATGCAACAACAACAAAACCCAATGGCAAATCCAACACAAGCCAATGGTCAACCAGAAATGTCACCCGAAGAAATGATGGAGGTATTAAACAATGTCAGAAGAAACACCACAGAACAACAGTGATGATGTAAGAGTAAATATTTCTGCTAAAGACGCAGCAGCGAGATTAACTCCACCGGGTGTTGACATGTCTAAGATGTCACCGGAAGAACAGATGCAACTAACATCTAATATGGTACAAGCATCTACATTGCATGAAAAATATGTATCAACTATGACACCAGAAGAGATAGAAGTATTTGATGCATTATTACTTGCAACACCGCAAGATGCACCGGTAAAAGAAAGATTTTCTAACGCATTAGACAAGTTTAACAAGGTACGAAATAAACCAGAAGAAAAACAAGAAGAAGAAGTAAAAGAAGAAGGAGCAAAGACAGAAGCTACTAAAGTTGCACCGAAAGGTGAGATGGATGTAGCTGGTAGTCCTTCTCCTACACCTGATGGAAATTTATTGTCACCTGAAAACGACGCTCCTCTAGGAGACGACAACGATTATTTTAAGTTTCTAGAAAAGCGTTATAGACAGCAGACAACTATCAGAAGAAAACAACAATAATTAATAAAGGAGGTTATTGATTATGCCACAAGGAGCTATAAGCTACTTAAACGAAGAGGCTAGACTTGCTAAAATCAAAATTGATTCAGATATCAGATTTCAAGCTGGTAACATGATGCAGTTTAGAACGCTGTCTAAGCCGATTCAATCGTATGGTAAAAACAAAGGTTCACAAGTTGAAATCGAAAAGTATCAAAAACTGGGTACTGCAACTGGTACAATTTCTGAACTACAGTCATTACCTATGCAAAAACCAAATGTTGGTTTTGTGGTTGCTACAGTCAATGAATATGGTAACGGTGTATCTTACACTAGAAAAGCACAAACACTTGCGGAATACTCTGTTGATGAAACACTCAAGAAAATATTAAGTATGAACGTTGCTGAATCTATGGATAAGATTGCTGGTACTGAATTTCAGAACGCTGACGTATTCTACACACCAACATCATCAAGTGCAGGAACATTAGATAAAGATGGAACTGTAAGTACAGGTGCAGGCGCAAGTATTACATCTGCACACATAAGAGACCTTATCAGAAATCTTAAAACTGATAATGTACCAAAATATGATGGGAACAACTACTTAGGTGTGTTCTCACCATTTGCAATGGCAAAACTATTTGAAGATACTGCAAGCGGAAGCATTGTAGACTTACACAAATATGACCAACCAGAATCGTTAATTAACGGTGAAATTGGTCAATACTTTGGAATGAGAATGGTAGAAGAAAACAATGTTCTTTCTAACACAATCGGTGGGTCATCACACAATGGTGAAGCAATTATCTTAGGATTCGAGCCAGTAGTAGAGGTGCTTGCACAAGCAGAATCTACAATGATTGAATCTTGGGACTTTGGTAGATTCACAGGTGTTGCCTGGAACGCACTGACAGGGTTCAAAAAAGTTTGGACTAATTCAACTGACGGTGAGTATCATTTAGTTAGGATTCATTCTAACGACTAGGAGGTAAAATAACATGGCTTTTAATAGTAAAGTACAATTTGCTATGATTCCGGTATCAGCTGACCTTGATGGAACAGCTGGTGATGACTTTACCTTCAAGGTGAATCATCCTATGGTTATCCATAGATTTGAATTTATAGTACAAACTGCAGTTGTAGCTACATCTACTGACCCAGTAGTATCATTAGATTTTACTGACACAGTAGGCAGTGTATCTAGAGCTGAGAAAGTAACACTGACAATTCCAAACACTACAGCAGCTGGTGTAACAATAGAAGCGGATTTAACTCCGTTCTTTGTACAAGACACTGACATCTTACATTTTGAAAGAAAAGTACAAGGTGCTGGTGGCTCAACAGCTGGCGACGGGTTTTATCTTTTATATTATGAGTTAATTCCTGACGGTAACGGAGTTGCCTAAATGTGGTACAGAGTACACTTAAACAGAGTGCACTTTAATCCATTGGACAAAGAGGGCAAGATTTGTAGAACCTTGTCCTCTGGTCCTACATTTAATTGTATGACAGAATCAGATTTAGAATTAGAATTATTATATTTATTAGCTGAACCTAATTCTGAACTTATGCAATTTGTTAAATCATGGACTGAACAAGATAATGCATGGTATCAATTAGTTTTTACAAAGTTATCTAATGCCAGTCGTGCAGGATTTACAGGAAACAAAAAAGTGTTTAGTTATATGGGCTATACATTATGTCAAAGAATAAAAGACCATATTATATTTGAAACTAAATATATGAACATAGGTACTCTTAGTTCTTATAATTTAGGAGCACAAAGAGACGTAAGAGAAGAAGTTAGAAATACAAATAACTATAAAATACCTGGTGGAGAAAAAGTTAAGAAAGACTGGGTAGAAGCAAATGGTGGTAAATAATGCGTAGTGAATTAAATTACGATAGAAGTAACATACGAACTAAAGTAAAGAGTATTATAGGTAGAAATTTTAGTGGTATTGATACTGTTATAAATGATTTAATTAATATAGCTGTAGAGCTATTTGGTAATACTATTCAATCAGTATATGATGAGTTTGTATATACACATACAATTTCTAGTAGTGAAGTATCTGCAAAAACAGATGAGTACAATTTGCCAAATAGAACTAAAGTTATATTAGATGCATATTATATAGATGTATCTGGTAGTGAAGAAGTTTATTATCCATTACATATTAGGTCACCAATTGATTTTAATGAATCATCAACACAACAATTAGGAACTACATATGGCAGAGCTAGTTTTGATTATGGAACAGATACAATTAAGTTTGGACCTGGCTATCAATCATCACGTAGTACACGAGCTGACATGACAGGCATACCACAATTAGCTTACAGAGTTAATAATGCTTTACATGTATATCCAAGACCAGGCAGCTCAGAACAAGATAATAAAATTAGACTCATGCTAGGATTATTCCCAGCAGATTTACAATCGGATAGCGATAAAAACAGTATTACAAAAAGTTATCCACAAGCATTAATAACATATACATCAGCATTATTTTGGGGATTACATTTGAATGATGCACAAAGAGCACAACAATATTTAACAACAGCACAGTTGTTATTATCAAGTTTTGCAAGACAAGACGAAATAAATAAATTAGTAAACGTAACATTAAAGTTACCTAATTAGGAGGACACATGGCAAACGCAATATATCCAAAAGCTAAAGAAGCATTTTTATCTGGTGCTATCAATATGACATCAGATACAATTAAGATTGCTTTAGTAGATACAGGAACATATACATATAGTGCATCACATGAACACTACAGTGATTTATCAGGAGTGTTGGGTACACCAGTAGCATTAGGAAGTAAAACTGTAACATCAGGTGTGTTTGATGCAGCAGATGCTACATTCACTACACCAACAGCAGGCACAAGTATTGAAGCATTAGTTATCTACAAAGACACGGGTACAGCATCTACAAGTGATTTGATTGCATACATCGATACAGGTACAGGGTTACCTTTCACATCAAACGGTGCAGACGTAGATATAGTCTTTGATTCAGGTTCAAACAAAATTTTTGCATTATGAGAAAGTTTAAGAAAGTACCAAAGACAAAAGGCGGAGTACCTAAGAAGTATGTTGCAGGTACTAAAAATCCATCAGCTCGTGAACGTGAAATAAAAAACACAAGAGCTAAATACAAAGCAGGAAAATTAAGTGTTGCTGAGATGGATAGAATAAGTAAAGCAAGAGCAAAAGACAGGAGGAAGAAACGTGCCTAGTTATAAAGGAGTGCCTGGAGCAGGTAGATTTTCCAAAAGTACATTAGACAAAGTGTACAAACGTGGAATGGGAGCTTATTACAGTTCAGGTTCTAGAAATGTATCAGCTCATGCGTGGGCTATGGGTAGAGTAAAAAGTTTTGTATCAGGTAAAGGTGGTGCAAGAAAAGCCGACAAAGATTTGTTAGGTAAAAAGGGGGGAACTAAAGTTGCCAAAACTAACAAAAAGACAAGAAGCAGCACTAAAAAAGCATAGTGTACATCACACAAAATCAGTGCTAGCAAAAATGAGGAGACAGATGGAGCGAGGTATGAGTTTTACACAAGCACACAAGAATGCTCCTAAGAAAAAGAAATGAGAAAAGGATTATATGCAAACATACATGCTAAGCGTAAGCGTGGTGAAAAAATGAGAAAGAAAGGTGCAAAAGGTGCACCAACAGCAGCACAGTTTGCTAGAGCAAAAAGAACAGCGAGGAAAAAATGAGTATAGCAGGAACACTACAAGACTCAGTAAACATTAGATATGTATTTACAATTAGTGGTACACCTACAACTGTAAATGGTGCAGATGATAATAGTAGAACATTAGCATATACAGCAGGACAAGCAGATGTATATTTGAATGGTGTAAAGCAAGTAGTAGGTACAGATGTTACAGCTACTTCTGGTAGCAGTGTAGTTTTTGCTAGTGCACTTGCAGCAAATGATATAGTAGAAGTTGTAGCGTTTGATACATTTCAAGCAGCTAATGTAGACGCAGGAGCAGTAGCATCTGGCACATTGTCTAATGATAGACTACCTACTGGTTCTATATTACAAGTCTTGTCTACAACTAAAACAGATACATTTACAACAACTACTACTGAAACTTTTGTAGATATAACAGGTCTAAGTGTAACTATTACACCAAGGTCTACGGATAGTAAAATACTTATTATAGCAGATACACAAATGAGTGGTAATGAATTGTTTTTTATACAATTAGTAAGAGGTAGTACAGCAATTAAAGTAGGAGATTCTGATAGCTCAAATAGAGTAGAATGTTCCCAAGGTGGCGTATTTCAAGCATCTAATAATGACAAAGTTGCTCCTATGGTAATAAACTTTTTAGATTCACCTAGCACAACAAGTGCAACAACATATAAACTACAAGGTAGAATTTATGGAAGTTCTAAGACATTAGCAGTTAATAGAACATTTAATGATTCAGATTCTACTTTTAGTGGTAGAGGAGCAAGTACAATAACAGCAATGGAGGTTCAAGGATAATGGACATAATATCAGCAATTTTAGCTCTAGACCCAGATGCACGAGTAAGTGTAAATGCAGAAAGTCTTGACCAGATTACATGGCATGATGGTAATCCTAATAACATTACCAATGACCAGATAACTGCAAAACAAGCAGAGTTAAAAACAACTTATGATAATAATAAATATCAAAGAGATAGAAAATTAGAATATCCTAGCATTGAAGACCAATTAGATGACTTATATCACAATGGTATAGATGGGTGGAAAACAACAATAAAAGCAGTAAAAGATAAATATCCAAAGGGGTAATACATGACTAGAGCAAGAGAGTTAGGGACATACGCAGGCAAAATATTACAAGTTCAATCAACTATTAAAACTGATACCTTTAGCACAACGTCTGGTTCAGTAACTGATATAACAGGCTTGAGTGTATCAATTACACCAGCATCAACTTCTAATAAAGTTCTTGTAATAGCTAGAGTAAACATTGGATTAGATAGAACAGCACCATATTTATACCCACTATTTTTGTATAGAGATTCTACATCTCTAGGTGCACATGATGCAGCTAGCAATAGGACAAGAGCACATTCTGGTGGACAATGGCCGTGTGCTGCAAACGACCCAACAGTAGATTACGTATTAGAATTTTTGGATAGCCCAAGTTCTACCAGTTCTCTTACATACAAAGTTGCTATGTTCTCAGAAAGTAGTGGTACAGCATATGTGAATAGAGGTAAAGAAAATGATGGAGATGCAGCTATAACAGGTAGGTTTTCATCAGTTATTACAGTACAGGAGGTTGCAGGATAATGCCAGTAACAAGTATATTAAATGGAACAGTGACAACAGACGGAACGGAACAAACTGTAGGCTCTGCACAGACTGATGATAATTTTTATACAGGATATATAGATTTATCTAACAATGCAGCAGGAGATACTATAGTAATAAAAATAAAAGTAAGAGTAGATAGTAGTGATATTATATGTATACAAGATACATTCACTGGTGCACAAGCTGAACCACTATATCACTTCCCACCTTTACCAAGCACAGAAAATTTTTTAGTAACAATACAAAAAACAGCAGGAACAAATAGAGCATACAAATATAGGATATTTACAGCATAGATGGCATTAGGACGTTTTTCAGGAAGATTAAATCAATTTAGTGGTGGTGCTTCAGGAGCAGTTGCACTCCAGGTTGAACCTAGTTCAGTCACAACAACTAACGCCTTTGGTACACCAGTTGCTAAGTTACAAGTAAATGCTACAGCATTAGCATTGAGTAATGCGTTTGGTACAACTGTAGCTAAGTTAGAATTAACAGCTACTGGTTTTGCAGATGCAGATGCTTTTGGTACAAGTGTTGCTAAGTTACAAGCTAGTAACACAGGTATATCTGATGCTGATGCGTTTGGTACACCTATAGGTAAATTACAAGTTAATGCAACAGGATTAGCTAGTGGTGTAGCTCTTGGTACAAGCACTTCTAAATTAGAAGCTAATGCTACCAGTGCTACAACAACAAATGCATTTGGAACACTAGGTGCTAAATTTAATGTAGCAGTAACTGGTTTTGCAGAAACAGACGCTGTAGGTAATGCGTTAGTAGTATTCAAGGATTGGTCAGTAGTGACCGCACCTAGCAGTACAGACTTTAGTGAAGTAACAGCTGCAAGTAGTTTAGACTTTAGTCAGGTAACTGCAGCAAGTAGTAGTGATTTTACACAAGTGGAGAACGAAGGTAGTCTATGAGAAGATTTATAAAAGATTTATCTGGTGGCTTAAATTTATCAAAACCACCTCATTTAATTACTGACAATCAATTATCTGTTGCAAACAATTGTGTGTATCGCAGCGGTAAATGGCAAAAACGTGATGGCTTTGCAAACTTAACTGCAACAACAGATACTGCAAAAGTATTAGAAATAACTGACCAAATAAGAAATGATGGCACAGTAAGAAGGTTTCATGCTACAACAAATAATATATATGAATGGAATGGTAGTAGTTATACAGCTAGATTAGCAGCTAGTAGCAATAGATTATCAACAGAAAAATTATTCTTTGCTGAAGCTAATAATGAAATATATGTAACAGATAGTAAAAACAATATAGCTAAATCTAGTACAGCTGGATTTAGTAATGTGTCATGGGATACAAGTAGCTCAGGTAGAAACTTAACTGCAGCTCATGTAGTATTAGCATTTAATTCTAGATTATTATTTTTTAATACAACAGATGGCACAGACGGCGAAGTACCTAATAGAATATTATACACAGATGCGTCAGATTATGACCGTATATCTAATACAAATTTTCTTGATTTGAATTTTTCAGGCACACCTATCATTACAGCAAAAGTATTAGGACAAAATTTTATTACAGTATTTAAGTCTGATTCAATAGTAACACTACAAGACCAAGGTAGCCCATTAGTATTCGTGCCAAAAAATAGACAACAAGTTGGTATTCTAGGACCAAAAGCTGTAACTAATATACCAAATGCACAAGTGTTTGTAAGTAACGATGGCATATATTTATTTAATGGTGCAGCTTTACGAGCTATAGCTGATGAAACTATTGTTAGTGAATTATTTAGTACGTTAAATTATACATACAAAGATAATGTGTATTGTTGGACAGATTTTAAGAACAGAGAAGTAATCATACATTATCCTACTGGAAGTAACGAAGAACCCGACAGATGTTTTGTTTGGAACTACCAATTTAATGTATGGAGTCAATGGACGTTTAGTGCGTATGCAGGTTTTTATAGATATAGAACTGTAGCCATACCTGAAGTATATTTTGGTTCTGGCTCAGGAATAGTAAAACAAAGAGACACATCTGGCACAGATGCTAGTTCAGCAATTACAACTACTTTAGCAACTAAAGCATACCATGGTAGTTATGGATTAAAAAGCCCATTAGCACAAGACCCTGATTCAGACTATGTACAAATACAAAGAGTACAAACAGATGCTACACCAACAAGTACCACAATATCTGTAGGAGTTGCTGACTTAGGTACAGATACACCAACATATACAGATGAAACAATTAGTGATACAGATGGTAAAGCACCAAAAGCAGACTTTTCTGTTTACGGAAGATATGTTACAATTAAAGCAACAAATTTTACGGAAGTGTCTGAATTTATTTGTGAGTTAGAAGATGGAGGCGATAGCTAATGTCGGTCTACAGTAAGTTTGATGACATATCTTTACCAGTTCCTCCTGTAGTTGTAACAGGAGATACGCTGCGTTATATAAGCAAAGATTTACCACAGTTTCTAGATTCACAATATTTAGCTTTATTAGATTTTATATCTGCTGTACAATCTGAATTTTTGATTAGCAATAATCAAATAGTAGATGTAAGTGCTGATAAAGTTGCAAACAATACACAATTCTTAAATACAGTATTTGTTGGAGCAGAAAGTAAAATAAAACTAGACGGTCCAAATAATTTAATTACTGTTGATGATAACCAAGGCACACCAGTCACTAGAGTTAAAATTGGTAAGTTAGGCTCATCAGCAACTAATGAATATGGTATCCAAGTAATAGACGCAGCCGGTACTGTAAAGTTTCAAACAGGCACAAGTACATTTCTAGATGGCGGTATAATATCAGCTGATACTATAACAGCAACACAGATTGATGCAAACACAATAACAGCTACCGAGATAGCAGCAGACACAATAACAGCTGACGAAATTGCAGGTACAACTATTACTGCAGCAGAGTTAGCAGCCGGTGCTGTTACTGCTGGTAAAATAGATGTAAGTACTTTATCAGCTATATCTGCAGACTTAGGAACAATAACTGCTGGCACAATAACAGGTGGTTTGATACAGACTGCTACATCAGGTGCTAGAGTTGAATTAGCAACAACAGGTCTTAATGCATATAAATCAGATGGTACACAAACTGTAGATGTAAATACAGATGGTACGTTTAGATTTGGTCCTAGTGGTGGTAATAACATTGCATGGGACAATAGTACAATAACTGTAACTGGAGATATTATAGCTACCGGTAACATAGAAGACGGTGCTATAACAGTGCCTACTGTAACTACAATTACATCAAGTGATGGCTCAGATGTAAATCTAGTTGTAGCAACAAAAGGCGGCAACGTAATAGGAACAATAGAAATTGTAGCTGTGGTAAGAGGTGGCGGTAGTGTAGGTCAAGGCACTGCTAATTTACAAGTAACAATAGATGGAAATACATTTAAGAATACGTGTAGTTTTTATGCTACATCAGGTGGAGGTGCTGTAGTTACAGGTCAGAATCAAGCTGGTAATACAGTAACAGGAACATTCTTAGACGGAGACCCTGCAGGTAGTATAGATAGTGCAGCTAATACAACATACACTGTGGCTGTAAGTGTACAAGATAATAACAGTGGCTTAACTGCTTCTGTACAAAGTTATACAGCTAAATTAGTAACATTGGAGACATTTAAGTGAAGAAGTGTGAATGTAAAAGTAAAAAGAAATTAGAAGAAAAATTAGTAGAAATAGAACAACGTTTTGAACAGTCTAAGTCTGCAACTGCATACTTACAAGGACAAATAATGTTAATCAAAGAATTAATTAAATGTGTTTGTGAGGAGGACTGTGAATGTCCGAAGTAATTTATGATTATCAAGAATACTATGTAGATAAATACATGGACGAAGTAAAGCCTGAACAAACTAGAGATATAATAACTAAAGATTTGATATGGCATATACTTACTGAAGGCGGTTGGGAATCAAAACCTATAGGACTTATGGGATATAATCTCAACACTAACGGTAAAGATGACAATATTTTATACATAGAATTTTTGTACATAGATAAAAAATATAGAAAACGTCCTCGTTTGTGGTTTTCTAAGATAGTTGAATTTTGTAGAAAATGGAATTACAACAATGTAGAAATACAAGCAAATCAAAAAACTAGTAAATGGGTAGAACGTTTAGCAAAGAAAAAACCATCAGTATTAATTTACCAATTAAAAACTGATGAAGTAGGAGAACATTATGGGTGGTAGTAGCAAACAAAAAACAGTAGATAAAAGTGTTAGTGGTCCAAGTGATATACAATCATTTTATGGTAATTTAAGTAAAATGTTTACAACACAAACTCCAGCGTCTATGAACATAGGAGGGTCTATATATAATCCGCAAACGCAACAGTTTACGCAATTACAAAAGCGTATACCAGAACGAGAAAAAATGGGACAAGGTTCTGTAGAAGGGTTTATGGCAAATAAACAATTAGTGGACAGTGGAGGTATACAAAGATTAGCTGATGGCACATTATTTATACCTGAAGGTACACCAGCAGAAGATTTACCATTTATACAGACAGGATTAAGTGAAGGAAGAACAGATGCTGAATTAGGTATTACAAATTTTGGAGGAGAGTTATTACAAAAATATGGTTTTGATGAAATGGATTATACAAGTTTTTATGATGCGTATGACCAAGGTACATTAGACTCAACTACATCAGGCATTGTATCAAGAGCGTTAGAAATATCTAATAATCCAGAAGGTGCAACTGAAGAACAAATTAGTCAAATATATGAAACAGCGGGTGCAAACTCTGCGTTTTCATTACCAGACCCACCATTATTAACAGATGTAGTAGCTCAAATTACTGATAATTTACCACCAGCTCAAATTGATTTTATTAATTCATTGTTAGTAGATTCAACCCAAGAAAGTATAGACGCAAGGGTAGACGAATATGCTAACGCATTGTTTGACCAATTACAAGACCAAGGCGAAGAATTTATACAAAGCACGATGGGAAATTTAGTTGCAGATTTAGGTGGAGCTAGTTCTGGTGCTGTATTAAATGTAGTCAAAGAAGGACTTATTGAACTTACTAAAGATGCAAATGCAAAAGTTGCTGGAGCTAAATTACAATTTTTACAAACAGCAATACAAGCTAGAGAAACTGCATCAAGTATGATAAAAGAATTATTAAGCATAGGACAATCACAGCAAGCGTTATCTTTACAAAGAGATATGGCATTGTTAGAATCAGAAGTAACAATACAAGCTTCAAAAATACAAGCTCATTTATCGTTACAGCAACAGTTAAACACATCTCTTTTTAATGTGTTAGGTTTAGCTCAAGATGAATATAGAACAACACAGCAAGCTCGAATAAACAAACAAGCAGCTTTCTTAAACATGATAACAACTTTAGCCACAACAGGCATAGGAATAAATCAAACAGATAGAGTGCAAACTTCTAAACAACCAGCTTTTTCAACTAGTTTAGATTTAGGTACGATTATAGCAGCTGCAATTTAGGAGAATAATATGGCAATAACAGTTAGAAAAGGTAATTTTACTTTAGGATTCACAATACCAACAAGAGACCAAATAGAGCAATCAAGATTAAAACGTGCTGCTACCAAAAAATCAGACGTGCTTGATGACACCATAAAAAATATGTTTGGTCCTAATCCTTCAGGAACTCCTACGCAAGATTATATGAGTGCAGTTACCCCTGCAAATAAAAAACTTGGACAATATGCTTCAATTTTCCAATCTGCAATTGACAAAGATGTACAAGGTATAAATGATTTACAAAATATGCACAAAAAAATAAATACTGTGCCATACAGCAATATAACAGATAAATTAAGTAGCTTACAAAAACAATTACAAAACGGTGATATAACTGGTTCAGCGTTTGCAGTAGCAGTAGCTAACTTATATAAAAAAATGTACGACCCAAAATCAGGAGTTTTAACTGATGATAATGTGCTTAGACTAGGTGCATTAGATGAATCATTAAACAATGATATAAAAAGTTTTAACTCTTTTATTGGTAGTAAAGATAATACGCTTAAACTAGGTGCAGACGGTACATTTACATCACAGCTAGACCCGCAGGCACAAGCTAAAACAGATTTTATGGCAAGAGCCGATGGCGTATTTGATTTTAGTGACTTCGAAATTAAGAGTGTGCGAGGAAAAGAAGGACAAGGCAGAGGACAATTTGCTGGTTCAGGTAAAGAATCGTTAGCATTTATTGCTAAAGATTTTGATTTGAGTTTAAGTAATGCATTTGAACCAGTGGTCCAAGAACTTGCATATGCAGCATTATTAGGCGAGATACAAAAAACAAATCCAGACGCAATTGTAGGACATACTGATGGACTAAATGCATTAGGAATACAAAGCGACGATATTAACTTAGGTGTTAAAAACAGAGTTACAGTAATAGTTAGAGAAGCACTTAAAGCAACTGGTCAAGAATTTGAGGAAGGTGGTCCGCAAGAAAATGACATTGTAACACAAGTTTTAGGAGAAGTAACTAAAAAGGTAACAGCACTAAAAGAAGGTGATTTAACCGACGAAGATTTAGCAGCTTATTCTGATGCTGGTCTTAAAGCTGAGGACACATTTAATCAAATAGCTAAAAACATAGATACACAATTTATGACTAATGTGAAAAGTATTAGTGAGGTAGATGATTTATTAGTCTTCATGAAAGACCAATTAAATATAGAAGAACTAATAGAAAATTCAAATAAATTTGATGAAACTCAAAAACAATTGTTATTAAAAAAATTAGATACTATTTTGGTAGGAGCTTTTGTAAACAAAGGTGCACCTGGAGGCACTGACGAAGTTTTATTAGGTAAAGGTCTAATAGTTATGACTAAGTTTCTAGAAGATTTAGGATTAGACGGTGTTGACCCTGCTGGTTTAGCTAGCACCTTAAAGATAACAAAAGACAAACAGGATTTATGGACAAGAGCTTTGAAAAGAATTAGAACTGCTAAACAAGATGCGGTAAGAGTCTTAGAAGAAAATCCTGAGTTAAAAAAGAAATATAATAGTTATTTTGACCCATTTGATGTTGCTGATAAATATACAAAAATTAACCTTAATTTATCCAAAGCATTAGCAGGCGAAACAGTTAATTTAGCAGACAACGAAACTATAACGGAAAAAGAAAAAGAAGATTTATTAAGTGTGTTAGAAAAATTTAATGAAAGAAGTCCACAAGGAAAAACTGCAGTAGCAGAAGCCGGAACGCCAACAGGAGATAGTGAATTAGGATACACTGTTAACGATAATGAAATAAATGAGTTCAAAACTGCTGCTATTGAAACAATTATGAAATATAATATGTTAGAAGATATGCAAATGTTAAATAGATTTATTGCTAACTATACATTAGAAATAGACGAAAACATGTCTGTAGAACAACAAGATAAATTCAAAGACATGGTATTAAATACGATTAACACAGATAGTGCTGCCGTATAGGGGGATATATGTCGGATAAAATTAAAACTGCTGAACAAGTTTACAACGGGTTACTGCCTGTTGAACAGCCAGAAACTAAAATCAATGACAAACGTTTGTTAAGTGATAGTGTGGCTTATAGTTTAGCAAGCCAAGGGCGTTTGTTTGATGCATATGGTACAGTAGGCATACCAGCCGCAGGGTTATCTCAACCTGAATACGGAATAGGACTAAACTTTGGACGAGGATTATACGAATACACAATAGGTATATTACCGATGTTTGAAAGAAATGCTTTGTCATTTATAGAACCAGTTACTACAGGTGAAAAAGTAGCAAACATGTTTGGATTATTTGGTGGTACATTAGCATCCGTGCTTAGTGGTAATGCTCTTGTAGGTGCTGGAATTAAATCTGCTGGCGGAGCTATTGCTAATTTTGCTAAGATAGCTAAAGGAACAAAAAATGTAACTAGTGCAGGCAAGTTAGTTACAAAATTAGACGAGTATAGACAAAATCCTATACTAGCTCGATTAACTAATCAGATAGTAAAAGGTAATCCTACTGGAGCTGTAAGACCTATAGCACACATTGGTCGAATGACTGGCGGTGAGTTAGCAAAAATAACTGGACAATTATCAAGTGAAACTGTAATTGGTGCTCATTTATTTGATATGAGTTATGTAGAATCAGCTTTGTGGTCAATAGGTGGTCACGGATTAGTTAGAGGTATACAAGGTTTAATTAAAAATACTCCTCGTAATCCTAGAGTTCAAGGAGAGTTTGCTTCTCACAAATATCAATTACTAGAAGACATAGGTTTGTTAACTAAACAAGGTAGTGAATCAATTGATGAAGCTATAAACGCTACAGCTAAAACAGCACGACAGTTAGTTGGACCATTTAGACCAGGCAGAGAATTGTTAGGTAAAGTGTTACAAGGAGACGATATCTCTGTACAACAATCTAGGCAATTAGACCCAAAAGTTTTTGGACAACAACCACAAGTAAAAGCAGTAACTACAGGTCTAGGTAAAAAATTTGCAGAAATAGAAAAATTAATTAAAAGTTTTATTGATGAAGCCGACAATGGATTAGCAGCTATAGTAGCCGGTAACTTAGGCAAGACTGTGCCAACAAAAGGACTTAGTAAAGCTAACATAAACAATTTATTAATTAAACCATTGAGAGAAAATTACGAAGCATATGTTAGAACAATCAAACAATCTATAGACGATTTAGGAGATGCTAATGTTAATAGGAGTTCAGGATTGTTTAGTCCTAGAGATGCACAAATTCTTAGACCTACAGGCAGTAAAGTTATTGTTGATGCTAAAAACGTAACACGATATAAAGATTTAGTAACTAAAAGAGTTAACAGTAGTAGCTACGAACATTTAGACAGCATGGACAAAGATTTAGTTATAGGATTTTTTCATGAACAATTAGATTTTTTAGCCAGCTCAACAGCTAAGTTAAGAAAAACAACAGCTGTAACAGATAGTTTTGAAATAGGAAAAGTTAGAACACCCGTACCTAAATTTAATGTTAGTGGTATGCAAAACTTAGTAGATAATGTATTAGAATCTAGTAACATTTACAAAAATAAACTTAATTTATATTTACCACCAACTGCAACAGCTAAAGACGTATCAAATGCTACTAAAAAATTATTAAAGTTTACAGAAAAAATGACTAAGAAATTTGATACAGACCGTGGCTTACTAAAGAAAACAAAAGAAGTTGAAGATTTAGTAACTAAATTAGATAAACTAGATGAGATAGGAGCGTTAGGTCCAAACTCTTTAGTTACACAATTCGCAGATTCAATATCAAATTTACGTAATTTAATTTTAGCAAACAAGTTCTTAAATCATCATGGCAATTTAGCAATAGCTATGCGTGGAGTTATAGATGATTTACAACCACTTGTTACCAATCCAAAACAAGTTAATCCATTAACTAAACAAAAGATTGAACAAATGAATGAGATAGTAGGTCAAACAATATTTGATGGGTTTGAATTAAATACTTTACAACGTACTGTAGCGGCAACTGCTAAAGACCATGCGGCTAACATAGCAAAACATGAACCAAAATTACGAGATATAACTGTTACGTATGTAAGAAATGATTTAGAAAATTTATTAAAAACTCCATCACAAGATAAACTTGTATTACAAGCACAACGAGAACTAACTGCTATACAAAATATACCGGCTAATGCACAAGCGTCAGCTAAAGACCAGTTAGCTAGAAAACTTACTGATGATTTATTACGAAATGACCCTACATTTAGAAGAGCTTTATTAGGTAAAGATTACAGAAGTCATGAGTTACATCATGTAGCTGAATTAATTAATAGTCGTAACAATCCACACAAAGTAATTAAATTAATTAATCAAGCTGACATGTCATCAGCTAGAAATGCAAGTAATACCGCTGAACAAGCAGCTATAAATAAAATAAAACCTAAACCTTTAACAAAAGGTAAAAACAAAAAAGAACAAACTAAAATAGAAGACGAACAGGCTTTACTAGAAGCAACTACCGCCAAAGAATTAGAAGCAACAACTGACTTAGGTACATCAGCTAGTTCATTACTACAAGGTATGAAACAGTTTTTTAATAAATTTAGGTCTAGTACACGAATGGTACAAGATACTGCTTATGGTGGTGCTATTAAATTTATAAACAATGCAGAATCTAGTAGTAGATTATTTCAATTAGATTTAGTTAGAGGCGGATTGTTAGATAATACAATAAAACCAATGAGGGCAATATATAAATCATTAAGTTCTCAAAATAAAACTGTAGCTAATAACGCAATTATTAGAATAGAACAAATAGCAGATGATGTTGCTAAGAAAAATCCTAATACATCTTACGATGATTTGTTAGACTTGATTGAACCAGAAGTCAATAGAGTTATCTCTACGTTACCAGATGATGTACAAAATTTTGTAAAAGAACATAAAAAGTTTTACGATTATTTCTGGGATGATGTGTTAGTTCCAGCAGAAAAAGAAATAATAGATAGTATTAGAAGTGGACAACAAGTTAACGCTGCAGGTAACATTATCAAACTAACGGATGCAAATTTTGCTTTACCAAAACGTATACCTTACTACTATCCTCACATGAGAATAGGAGATTTGAAAGTAAGTTATATAGGTTCTAACAACAACATGGTAACTATCGGTTATGTAAAAAGTGCAGACGAAGCAGAAAAACTTATTACAAAAGTGTTAGCCGGTAAAGATAGACCTAGGTCCTTGCGTGGGGTTGACGGCGATTTATCTTCAGGACGTATAAGTGTCTTAGAAGTAGATGGTGCATTAGGTACGGTAGACAATGAGTTGCCTGAGATAGGTGCAGCATTGTTTAATGAAGTTGGATTAAACTCTGTATCTGTATCAGAACTTAAAAAAGCTATTCGTGGTGGCAATAAAAAATTCTTTGCCAATAAATTTAGAGTTAACAATAGCAACATTAAAAATCGTTCTGATAAATTACGTAACATAGATACAAATGTTATGGATGTAGCATTTACTTATGCTGTTAAACAACTAAGATATAAACATTATGCTAAACTAGCTTTGGATGCTAATACAGAAATATCTAAATTAAGAAACTTTAGTAGTCCTGGCACAGCTGGTAAAGAATTAGCCGATTTCTTAGAAACAAAAGCAGGCGAATTATTTGGTAGACCATATAAACTAGAACAAGAAATAGATAAAATTTTAGGTACTATAGAAAAAGCTATACGTGAAGTGCCTGGTGTAAATAGACTATTTAGTACAGCTAACTACCAGCCCGGTTCTCGTAGATTACGTACTTTAGTTTCAACTAGTTTAGCCTTATCACGTATTAGTACATTAGGTATTAATTTATTATCAGCAGCCGTACAAACTACCATGTTACCTTTATCAGTAATACCAGCGTTTGGTATACGTAACGCAGGTAAAGTTGCAAAAGCTATCTTTAATCATTTATCTAGACGTAACAATTCTGAACTAACAAAAGCATTAAATGAAATAGGTCCTTACATAGGTATAGCAGACGAAGGAAAAAGTATAGCTTCACTAGGTGCTAGAGATTTAACTGAAGGTATCACTGGGCTAAGTAAGAATACAATGCAAACTATTTTTAATCATATTGAAGATGCCTCTCTTTATTTATTTAACAAAGGAGATAGATTACCAAGACGTGTTGCGGCATCAATGGCTCATTCTACTGCAGACGATGTATATAATAATGTTGTTAAAAAACTAGCAGACAAAGGGCATACAATACAAAGTATTACTAAAGATGAAATTTATAATATATATAAACTACGAAATCAAGCAGGGTTAACTAACTTAAATACTGCTGAATATAGAATGTTAGTGTTACTTAAAGATTATAAATCATTAACTAAGTTTAAGGACGGTGCTAAAAATCCAAGAGCAATGGTTGAAAGAGTTGTAACAGGAAAAGGTGACCAATATAAATTTAAGATTACTGATGAAAATTTACGTAAAAACTTTATGATAGAAGTAGCTAATGATACTAACTTTATATACAGTACAATGGAAAATCCTCGACTATTAAATCATCCATTACTAAAACCAGCTACACAATTTAAGGTGTTTACAACTAAATACTTTGAGCGTCTATATGGAGCTGGAGCACGTAATAGAAAAGAATTTGCAGAGATGATTACTATTTTAGGACTCATGGCAGGACCATTAGCTATACCAGGAGCAAGAGAAATGCTAGCTATTGCTGATATCTTTACACAAGGCGATAGTGCAACTGCTAACGCACAAGATTTCATGTACAAAACATTTGGTAAGTTTGGATATGCTGGTGTGCCTGGAATGCTAGGTTATGATTTTTCATCAAGAGCACAAGTTGGGACAGTACAGTCATTATTATTCCAAGGAGTATTTGACGACCCACAACCGTTTGGTATCTTTGCACAAGGAGCAATGGATTCATTAGGTAGATTTGCTAAAGCATACAAAGGTGATGCTATTGATACAAGTTTTATACAACAGATATATCCAGTGTTACCACAAGCAATCAAGAATGTTGTCGATGTAGTTGATTATGCTAAGTATGGTGAGCTATATAATTACAACACTCAAGTTGGTGGTATTAAAATGACTGGAGACGAAATAGATGCATTTAGTGGTAAGTTATTTCCAAAGGCGGGTAACTTTTTACGACTAGCTATTGGATTAAAAACTACAGAACAAGGACGTTTAGAACAAATACTTAGAAATGCTAGACAAAGAAACTTAATACTAAGAGATGGAGAACGAGCAACCAAAGCACAGATATTACGTTTGTACAATGCAGGAGATACAGGGCAGGCATTTAGATTAGCTCAGGCGTTAGGATTAACTGAAGCTGAATACAAACGATTAATTAAATCACAAGGTCAATTTAAGAAACGAACAAGAAATCTTGACCCAACAATTAAAAGACAAATACAAGACTTAATAAGGGAAGTGGATACTAGATACTAAGGAGGATACAATGGATAGCATAATGGACTATATACCGTGGGCGTTTTCAGGATTACTTACAATCGCTGGTTATTTATTCAAAGGTAAATATACACAACTAAAAAAAGTTATTGATACATTTACTGATATGATAGAAGATGATAAAGTAACACCAGAAGAATGGAAAACATTCACAACAGAAGCTAAAAAACTTATTGGCAAATAACATGGATGTAAAAGGCTGGATAAATTTAGGTGATGAATATAAACCTGTTGAACTGTTGGTAGTATCAAGAGATTTAATGGACCTTATTGCCAAAGAAAAAGGGGTATACACGCCGGATGATTACACAGAAGGTATGTGGGTTCATGATGAAAATGCTATTTATTTAATTGACAAACCTATACATGCATCGCCTGAATTTATTTTATTACATGAAATCGTACATTGCATTGATGACTTAACAGATATGCATGAAGATGACGAAAACAGAGTAGATGCAAAAGCACAACTGTTACTTGCATTTATAAAATACAATCAAGATTTAATACAAACACTTATTAAGAAGGAGTTATACAACTAATGGGTCACTTAAATTCATTTAGCATAGAACAAGATGGTAAACATTATCTATTAAAAGGTAGTGGATATAAAAATAATGATGCGGCTATTGATGCTTGGCGTAAAGGTAAAAATCCAGAGTTAGGAGTTTACGATTCACAAGACGCAGCAACCAACGCAAGCAAACAAATGTCAGAAGACAGCGACCATAACGAACCAACGTTACGTCGAGAGCTTGGACCGTTGTCATATAATGTAAATAACATGTCTTATAATATGGACAGAGCATATGATTTTTATTTAGGACCAGACGGTGCTAAACTGCGTGAGTTTACAGAAAATTTTATAGGTGGTGCTGGTAAATTAAAACTTATTAAAGGATTAGGTAAACCTGGCAGTGCAGAAACATTATTACGTAGAGGTAACCTATCTGATGTAAATAAAGTTTTAAGTAATTTTGTAGACGACATTAGTAATATACAAACAGCTAAAGCTCCGGGCACTGATGCAGCCTCAGCAAAACAATTTTTTCGCAAAGCATTCGATATATTTAATACATATATGAACAAGTATGAAAAACAAATTCCTAGTACAGAGTTTACAAGAGTAATAACTAAAGAAGCAAAACGATTAGAGATAAAACCAGGACCAGATAGAAAAATAGATTTGAAAGGTTTAATACCAGCTGGTATGGTTGACCCTTATTACGGCTCTAATGAAAGCATTTTTAACAATGATAAACTTGCATCAAGAGCTATAGCTAGAGATTTATATAACAAATCACAAAGTAATAAATATGTAACAACAGAAGCCTTGCTACGTAGTTATGGAGACCCATCTAAACTAGGCAAGCAAATGGCAATCTACACAGGCATCGATGCATTTAAGAACAAGACTGGAATGAGCTCTACTTTACCTGTTCATAATCCTACACAATTAGGTATTATGACTTCAGGATTAATTAATGCACTTACAGACTCTGAAACATATAACACAGTTTATAGAAGTTTATTTACAAACCCAATACAAAACCATGACATAGGTTATTGGGGTAGTAAAAAATTAATAAATCAACCTACAGCGGACAAACTACCAGATGTCCCTACGACTGAATATCTACCAAAAGCAATGCAAGACATAGCAGAAGGGTATAAAGAACACGGCAACTTACTAAACGAAACAATTAAAAAAACATCGTTTGTTACAGACCAACTAAAACCAAAAGAAACACCCAACCCAGATGTTATAAAAAATTTAGTAAATACATTGAGGAGATAAATGAAAAACACACTTATAATTATTATCGCAGTAATTTTTATAGGAGCTATATCTTATGCTACAGATAATAGCACTAGTAACCAAACAAATACAAGTGGCTCAAACACTAGTATTAGTGGCGGGTATACCAGTACAACAACAAACAGTTATTCCGGCGGACAAACCAACACTACAACTAACAGTACAAGTAACAACACAGAGAGTCAAGCAATACCAGTAAGTTCTGCCATAGCACCTAGTATGAGTAGTTACTCTCAAGACTTATGTGTAGTGGGAGTAAGTGGTGGTGTACAAGTAACCGGATTTGGTGTAGCTGGAGGTACATTTATAACTGACGAAAACTGCGAAAGAATGAAACTAAGTAAACTATTGTATGATTTTAATATGCGTGTAGCTAGTATAGCTATACTATGCCAAGATGATAGAGTTTTTTCTGCTATGGAAAACGCTGGCACACCTTGTCCATTTGAAGGTAAGATAGGTGCAGAGGCAGAAGCACAGTGGAAGAAGTATGATATAGAAAGACCAGACTATGACAAATATGTACAAAAATTAAAAAGAAGAGCAGCTATAGACAACAAAACAGAGTTTGTACCTATAGACACGGAGTATGATTTATATGGAGACGATGATTAAATGTGGTTACTTATTGTTAATTGCATTCTTGATAGCGTGGGCAGTAAGTGCAGAAGAACTTACGACAGGAAACCTATTACCCAATGGTACGAACAACTCAAGCAGTTATCAAAGCGTAGACAACACAATACCTAGTGTATCTACAAATGGTTTTAATGTAGTTGGTACTGTTAGAGATTGGGGACAAGAATTAGAAACTACTGGCACAGGTAGTATTAATTACACTGGTAACCTAACAGACCATGCTACACAGCAACAATTAAATAATGGTATTACACTTGACTCTACTACCATAGTGCAAAACTGTGAGTGGCAGGGGTCTGCTTGGCAGTGTGGTCAAGCTAGGCAAGGACGTGATACCTACACAACTACAGTTAAGATACTAGATGATGAAGGTAATACTCTGGCTATAACAAATCAAACTAGAAACAATGATGCTGGGTATGGTGCAAATGCTTTTAAGTATGAAGATTCTGTTAGCTATACAGGCACAGGTAGTAACCAGTTCTATTGGGAATGGGAAGGAGTAGATGAAGGTAGCTTTGTAAATATGGGTGGACCTAATCTTCTTGGTGCAAAACTAACAATGACCTATGATGATACTGTCATAGAAGAAGAAACTATAGAATTGATAGAAGAAGTTATAGAACAATTTGAAGAATGGGAACAATCTTTTATAGAACCAGTGCCGATAGAAGAGTTTATTCCTATACCTATTGCACTAGAAGAATTTGGTATAGTACAATTAGAAGAAGAAATAATATTTGAAGAAATAGTTACTACATTAGAAGAAGAGTTTGAAGAGGTAGAAATACTACAAGCATTTGGTGGACCAGAGATTGTTGAAGAAGAACCAGAAGTTACAGAAGAAACTCCTACAGAAACTACTGCAATAACAGAAGAACCTATGGAAGAACAACCTGAGCAGTCTGAAACTACTACCGTAGCAACAGTGCAAGAAGAACCTACAAGTGAGCCTTCTAGTAACGAACAAGTAGCAGTAGATGTACAAGATATACAAGCACAAGTAGCAGTTAAAATAAAAGCTATAGATAAACAACTAGCTGTAACTAATATAATCGTAGCAGAAACTATGGAAAAACAACAGGTAGATATATCTAGTTACTATAAACAATATACAGATAAGAGACAGTTGTACGAAGGTAACGTATACGAAGACTTACGTATGCTAGATGGTGGTGAGATATATCAAAATGATAACAGGTTTGCGGCGATTAGTTTAAATGACCCTGTACGTGACTATCAAGAACAACTACAAAAAGCTACATTAATTAGAATACAAAAAGAAAAAGAACTACAAGTTTTAAGGAGACAATATGCTAGATAAATTACAAAAGTATGCAATGATAATTGGTGTTGTATCTGCTATAGGTGGCGGGTTCTACGCTTGGGGTGAGTTTAATACTAGACTAAATGCAGTATCACAAGCTGTAGGTAGTGACAACGTAGAAAAATTACAACAACAAGTTAATTTATTAGATAAAAAATTAGAAGTATTAGAAGCTAAATTAAATGAGTTTAGGTCTGGATTTAATAATCCACTAGGTAAATAATGGAAACAGAATTAATAGCAATGTTATCACAAGCTCCGGCTCTAGTCGTTATTGTTTGGCTTGTTATGAAACAACAAAACGGTAATGGTACATCTGAAGTAGCTAGAACTATAGCTAGGTCATTAGAAAAACTAGCTGATGCACAGCGTGAAGCTAATCTTATAGCTGAAAAACGTGCTAACGCTTTCGATAGATGGGTTGATATACAAAAAATGAATTGTGATTTTCAATCAAGAAAAACTAGAGACTGAGACAAGGAAGTGAGATTGTGAATAAGTTAGACCCAGCCTCTAGCATGTTGGTACTAATTGAGTATTTCGTCATACTCTGTTTCATACTCCTGATATTTTTTGTTGTACATATCAGGGTATGCTGTTTGTATATATTTCTTCCAAGAAATAAGTGATAAATTAACAACAACCTCGTTGTTCTGTTCACCTTCTTGGCTTAATTGATTGTATGTATTTTGTAATTGCAATTTACTCTCAATCCTTCTATATATAATACTACTTGCTAATAGGCTTTTTGTCAATTGCTCGCCTAAAATCTGACGTAGTAATGTTGCAATTAATGTCTGACAACGATAGAAAACATTTTCATGGTAACCATCAACAAACCATATCTTTGCATGACCAGCTGCAAGTAACGCAATTAAACTACCTATAGTTTTATCACGCACTCCAACAGTAGATAAATCAACATAAAACTTTATAAGTGATTGTTCTAATTCTGTACTAGTATCTAGAGTAAAGTAATCATCAATTAAAAAAACATCAGACAATCTAGCTAAAACTTTTTTGTATCTAATCTCCATACGTTTCGTAACTCCTTTGTAATAAAGTATCTATAGTTGCCCAGTCATCGGTTGTCGTATACAAATAACATTTTGTTACAAATATCTTAGGTATTTTAATTCTTTGTAACACATAAATAATCCTATCAGGTATTAAATTATAATACACTCTAGTCTTTTCTTTGTTTACACGTTCATAGTTTAGTATCTCAGGTAACTCATAAAATAAAATACTATCGTTTTTCTTTACATTTTTGTATGACATATGTATATAAGTTTCTTTGTTTACATACTCAGCACGCAACTCAGTTATATAACCTATCAACTCATTAGCGTCTAAGTCTTCTGGTAAAAATCTATCTAAATTTAATTCTTCCCAATTAGTAGATACCATTGATAACAGCTTAGATAATAAACTAATACGGCTATCCATAAATAAACTACCAGTTAATAAACCAGCACCAAACTTGTCTTTTAATAACAGACATATAACTCCTAAACGTTTTAGTGCTTCTAAGAAATACTGTTTGTCATCCATAAATCAATCCATTCTAATATATCTGGTGTATACACCAATTCTTTTTTAGTTTTGTCTAGAGTAGCAAAGAATAAAAACATACCGTTTTCCTGTCTAGCCGCCGTAGTGCACCTCATTACTTCTGGTTTTGAAATAAAACCTTTTTTACATTGTATCCCAAACCAGGTGCGAACCCCGCTACGCTTGTTATACAAACCAAACACTATGTCAGCTTTACCTTTGCTACCTCTAGATTCAATCGAATAATATAGTAAGTCGTTCACATAATCTAACAAACCAGACACATCTTTTGTCACCCGTTTTTCAAATCTATATCCTGCTTGATATCTTCTATTTACCATCTTAATCTACATTATTCATACACTTGCCTAAATGCGGACAAGTCTTACATATATATTGTGGAACATCGGTAGGCATAGCTGGTACTTGCTTATTACGTATAGACCACTTCAGTCTATTAACTAAATCATCCATAAATGGAAACCAATGTTCGTAACTCTCTACTACTTTACCCATCTTTGAATACAATGTATCTACAGATATAACACAAAATTTCATATCCATAGTGCTACGTCTTGTATACACTAGCATTGCATAAGGTACATTTAACCCATTCTGTTTTGCTATATACACCCATAGTAATAATTGTTTCAAATGATATTTCCAATAAGTAAATTCTTTCCATTTGTACACATCAGTTGATTTTAATTCTATAGGTATATAATATTTACCACCATCTTTGTCTTCATATTCTTTTACAAAATCAGTGGTCGCAGCACAGTGAATGTCTTCATCGTTCATTAAGTCTACATGTATAGGAAACTTATTTTGTTCTTCACTATCAAGCCCATGAGTATGCCCTGGCATCAAGTTAATAATCTTCCCCATAATTTCTTCATTAATAAAACCCATGTACATACGTCTTCTAGCTAACGGGTCTGATACAGGTGTACGCTCTGCTTGTTCATTAAATGAATAGTATGCTTGACGTATACATGTACCTAAACTAGAGGCACGAACTTGTTTGTCACTACCTCTAGCTTTCCATTCTTCAAACCTTGCATCAAACTCTATATCCAAAATCTGCTCTGTGCAATCGTTAAGATTGTCAATAAAACTTTCTGGATTAGTTAGAATTTGCTTGGTTGTTTGACTCATCAGTCACCCTCTCTTACCGGTATGTCTTCACCAGCTACATCAGTCTCTCTAATAGTAAAGTTGATTGCAGGTGGATTAGACCCTTTTGGTTTGTTATTCCAAAAAGCCATAACTTTGTATGCTCTACCATTTATCTGTATCTGGCATGAGTATCCCCAGTTAGTCTTCCAACCACCACCACATGGTATTAGTTTAGCTTTACCATCATTGTTTGATGACTGCTGTGCAGGAGCACTACCACCTGAATCATTATTCAGACTTGCTCCTCGTGCTACACGCCCAGCTCTTGGTGTGTATGAATTTGGCATATTGCCCTCCTATTGCCAGTTGACGCCATTCTCTTTGACATCCAAAGGCAGTTGTATTTCAATACCTTTGTTTAATACATCGGGTATTGTTAAATCTAATTCGTTTATAATATCATAAACTTGTTTTTGTTCTGGTTTATATATGTCTAACTCCATAGCATCATGAAACTCTAACCATATACGTGATATAAGTTTCTCCTCTCGAAGTCTATTAAATACATAAATAATTCTCATCTTATTTAAGTCAGCACTAAACGATTGAATAGGAAAATTTACTACTTGAGTAGGATTAAGTCTAGTACCAACACGACCATATGGAGAATAAATATAATTCAATTTCTTTGCCTTGTCAAGTAGCTTCTGCTGATACTCACGTATACCTAACTTGTCCATAGTATCAATAAAACTTCCTACTACCGTATCCGCCTTAGACATTTCGACACCTGCTTTAACTAATTGATTCTTTAATCCAAACTCTGATGAACCATATACAAATGCAAAGTTTAGAACTTTAGCATTTTTTCTACTTATACCTGCTAACTTAGATACCAAGCTATGCATGTCAGTACCTTCATTGTATGAGTCAATTAAATATTTACTTTTACTTAGGTATGCTAAACAACGTAGCTCACTTTGACTAGCATCCACTGTTACTAAATTACCGTCTTGCCCAAACACACTAGCAAAAATGGGTCGTACATCAGGTGGAATATTTTGCATGTTAGGGTTGCTCGAACTCATACGACCCGTTATTGTATTTGCTAAGTGTAAATTACAGTGTATTAAATCTTTATCATCAGCCATGTCTGCTAACTTATCTAAGTATGTTGTAGTTAGTTTACTAATTTTTCTATACTCAATTAACTTATCTACAACTTCATCATTCAATTTACTAAGTGCATCTATACCTGTGCTTTTAATTTTATGTTTACGTTTTTTAAGAAACTCTAATACTTGTAAAGGACTTGCGGGGTTGATTTTGTGTTTTGTTTCAAACTCACTTAACAACTTGTTCTCTTTTAATTTTAATGATGTTAATTGTTTTTTTAATTTTTGTTTGTCTATTTTAATACCACCATGTACCATGTAAGCCACTGGTAAAATCATATCCATATCAATGGCACGAGCATTTTCCATATGTTTCCACTCATTCTTAAAGTCTTGCTTAAATTTATTATACAAAGATAAGGTAGCCCACGCATCACCACCAGTATATTTTAATAGCTTGGGGGATGGTGCACTGAAATCATCCACAGTTATATCTTTCCAATACTCTTCTAACAGTAGATAACGCTCCGCAAAGTATTTGAGACCACCTTGCCGTAGATTAAACACTAACTGTCGTTTTAATAACAGCGTGTCTATGAACTGACAACGAATACGTGCACCTAATTTATCAATAACTCGTCGGACATCTTCCGCTATGTTGTGCCCAACAACAGTCATAGATTCATCAACTAGTATATTCTCTATTGCCTTCTCAGTGTGACTATCTAATACAAAACCACCTGCTACCTTACCTGCCGCTAATCCTACTGAGTGGGCTATACCTGTATCAGGATTCCACTCAAAGTCTAACGCTATTAACTTTGTTTTAGCTGCATGCAACAATACCCTCGACAAATTTGTAGTTAAAGGTATCGGTAAAAGCACTTTGTGTAACTCATGCCACACTCTGTTCAACACCTCCGTAACGGTTGCCTGATTATCAACAACTATTGACGGAGCATTATGTACCTGGATATTTTGCGGGAAACTCCCGCAAGATTCCTGTATTGCTTTCTTTGCCGTGTCGCCCAATGTTATTACAACATCAGGTTTTATTTTACTAATATCATCTATTAAATAAATATTGCATTGACGTATTGCTGCTATTTTTATAGTACCCTCTGCTTGTCGACACTTTACAGCATGAGTAACATATACATTAAATTCTTGTAGCCAATCTTTTGATAGTAATTCTAATGTGTTTAACAGTTTACTATTTTTCATAGAACCTGTATGGTCGTATAACTGTGATGGAGTGTCTACCACAAACAATACAGTCTTACTACCAGTTTGTACTTTTTTATATTTTAGTTTATAACTTTTACAATTCTCGAACAACCCACATTTCAAACAATTATCTGGATGGTTGGGGTGCTTCTGTTTGCGTTCCTTGTATGTCATCTGTCACTTCCTTATGTAATTCTAACTCCTTAAATAACGCATCTAAATTACGTTGTAATATTCTCCTAACAATGTGTTCTTCTAATTTATATTTAATAGAAGAACCTCGTTTATCATACTCCAAACCAGTCATAATCTGGGCTGTTACATCATCAATAAATTTAGATATCATCTTTTAACTCCTCCCTTAGTTTGCATATTGTCCTATGTATAGTACCACGATTACATTCATAAGGTTTTACATCCGAATCTAATATAACACTGTTTATACCATGAGCATTTAACTTATCATTAAGATAAGAAGCCACCACTATTGCATCAGGGTCAAAAAATATAATACACGACAATCCGTGTGATGCAAGTAACGGTATAAGAGAGCCTCGTGGATTAGTGCCTAATAAAGCAATAGCATCAAAACCTACTCTGTTCATAAACAAACCGTCAACAATAGATTCTACTAATATTATTGTCCTATCTGTATGTCCTATGTTCTCTGTTAGTGGTTCATGTTCATGTAGTGGACACCAAGAGTAATCTGGATACACACCATCAACTGGTATTGTTATGTACTTGTTCTTAGATTTACCAACAACTTTACGTTTTTGATGACCTGTTAATTTCATATCAACATCATAACACGGTAATACTACTACATCTCCTCTACCTTTTACAAGATAACTCATAGTTGCATACTCAGGTATTTGTCTATCCTCAAAAAACTTTTTTACACTATCACTTAAGTCATAACTGTATTTACTTACATCTAGTTTGGGCTGTGACTTGTCCCTAACATCAACACCATCAACTAACTCAGTCATCCACGGTTCTAACTTACCTGTCTTCTTACATCCAAAACAATGATATGAGTTTTCATATATTGCTAACGACGGTGTCCTGTCTTCATGAAACGGACAATGAGCCATTGCTATTACTGTTCCCATTTAGTGCCTCCGGTTGAAACTCCGTATGATGATACCACATACGAGTACGTTTAGTTAATCTAGGTGGTGCAGATATACGTACATGAAACATAGTCTGCCCAGGCACAGCCATGTTTGGAGTAACAAATATACCTTTGTCTAACTCAGGTATAAATGCATATACGCAATCAATATTGTTTTCAAAATATAATACTTTACAAGTTAAATCTTTGTTACTTTTATATTTGTAAGTATTACGTAATGGTACTTTAACTTTAGTGCCACCACTCGTAGGACATTTAATACAACTCACATATTTTACTTGAAAACGTAGTGTTGTATCTTTGCTGTAGGCAAATGCATCTACAACTGATATGGGTGAATCAGGGAAAGCTACGTCCCATCCTGGCACACGTAATATCTCTTTTGCAAAAGCATGTAGAGCCATCTGTCCTTTTGTATTTGTGATATTCATATTGTAACTATGTTGTGTCGATTCTCGAAACTCCATATGTTCTCCTAAAAAATAGATGTGTTTAGATTTGCAAAGTCAATATCAACTTTGAATACATCTACTGGTGCTGCTCTTCTTGATTTAATTGTAGTAACATTTCGCACCGTATCGTACATGTCACCACCTATACCAAGCACTAAGTCTGTGTGAGCTAGGAGTCCCGCCTTAGCCTCTAACAATTCTTTTTCACTTGGTAAGTTTACATCAGCATTTAACTGATGAGCTGTAATAATAGCTATCTTCTTATTCTGAGCTACTCGTTTAAGATTCTCAGATATGTATTCCAACTGAAATCTTTTCTCTTTGCTCTGTGGTGCGTCTAGTACACTCATGTAATCTAGAAATACTACGTCTGGCATCAAAGAATCTACCTCTACTTCTAGCTCTGGTATACCAAACGACGACGAGCACACAGCATAGA